TTAAAAAATTTCGCGGTGCAAACATCGAATATCATCACGCCGAAGTGAATCCGCAAAAACCTTAACGTCAATAGGTTTACGTTCACTCATTTTAAGATTAAGAGCAATATTAAAACGCTCGCGACATTGTTTACAAAGATCAATTAAATAACGGTCAATTTTTTTAGCATATTCTTTCAAGACGGTAAAAAAATAAGTAACGCGAGAAGCAACAACACTATAAGAAGCAAGAAAGCGCTCCACAGAGAAACATCGAATATCCGATTTAAAAGAAAGGCGAGCAAAAGGATCGGGGAGAAAACTATAACAAGTGGAAATCCTACTACAATCACCAACGGTATGAGAGGCAAGAGGAACAACACCGCAAGAACAGTCAAGGCAATATGATTGCGACACCAATCGTCCAAATTGTTTATATCCATCGCGAATGAATTTAGGTATTAAACGACTTACACGAGGAAAAAATATATCGCGAAAATACGCAGGTAAGGTAATAGTTTTTACCGAACCATCAAAGACCGATTTTACAGAAATTTCCGTACATTCCGGGTGTTTTCTATAAAAGTCCATTTTTTCACGAGCATACGCCGCACCAATACCGCCATTTTTACGACTGGAAAGAAAAAAGGGCTCAACCATACCATCAGGAACAAAGCATTTTTTTCGCATATATTTCATAACATAATTTATTCCACCTTTATCACAAGGAAGAACATACGTAAAACCATTTTGCCAACATTTCGAAACAAACCTCTCAACTTTCGTTACACAATTAAAACGCTCATCTTTAGGCCAATTCCAGAAAATCGCATGATAATGTGCACGATGCGTATTCCGACCATATTCACCACAAATAAAATACCTTATATTATGTTCAATACCAAGACGATCCAAAGATATACGTAACCGTTTCATGAATAACTGAACATCACGCTTATATAAACCATATTTTGGCAAATGAAGGTTATCATAAGTCAAAGTAATAAAATAGGGCAGGGTAGGATAGCTAACAGATTCACACAAAGCACGAAAAGACCATTCATTAGCTTTTTTTGAATTACAAATAATACAATGATTGCAAGGTACAGCAATGAATATAGGAAAAATTTCACCAGTGTTCTCATCAATCACTTGAAAATCATCCAGCGTTTCAATCGTAGGCTTCAAAGTTTTTTTCGAGAATCTACCATACGGAAAATCATACTTCATTACCTCCAAAGAACGGGGAGAAATATTCACAACTCCACGATTAGGAACAGAATAACATGCACATTTTATTATCAATTCCTGCAAATTAGGATTGACTATTATTTGAGGATTTTCACAAAGAGGTATTACAGCCATTTTAACAAAAATCTATTTTGACTTTGGGCAATTCGCAACTCCGTATCCACGGTAATTTTTATAAAAAATTAGAGTGTGTCAGTTGCTCTATTTATATCGAGTTTTTCAAAGGACGAAGTCCATCCTTTCGGATTGCTTCGTAACAAAAGCCCCGCGAAAGCGGGGCACCATCAACGAGAACCAGGGTTCATAAGATTATTAATCGTAAGACCACCAGAAGGTTTAGTACTACCGGCAACACCAGCAACAGCATTCAACGCTTGTACAAGACGCTGGAAAATTATATCCGTAACCTGCCAAGCAGCATTCCATCCAGGCGAATTTTTCGTAAGCGCATAAAGACACTGCTTATTAAAAGCCTCAGGTTCAAGAATATCAGCCAAATACTTTATCTGCCTAGTCTGCTCACGGGTAAGTTTAATTTTATTTAGCTCATGCGAAGCCATTAACTGCGTTAAAAAAGTTTGCATAAAAATCTGATCGACTTCTGCATTCGTTTTCTGAATGTTAGCCTGAACTTGCTGAATTGTATAAGGGAAAAGAGCAACCATCTGCCGAAGTTGTTCCCGAGTAAAATCCGTTTCCGCAGCCAACTTCTCAATCGCTGCATTAACCTCCTTACTCTTAAGAGCCAACTCAATACGCTTAAACTGCTGCTGAGTAGTAATATCATTCGTTTTCGCAATTATCAAATTAATATTTTTCGCAATTTCCGCACCTTTTTGTTGCATATAAGCAATATTTGCGTCAGCTTCCTCAATCTGCTTTCTATTCAAATCAGCCTCAGAATATAATTTATTTAATTCGGCTTGATCCAAAGCCAAAATATTTTGATTTTTAAGATTTTGACCGGTCGTTTCCGCGTCAGTCTTATTAGCTTGCGCACGAGTAAGAGCAATATTTGCTGCTCGCTGAGCATTGTCAAGACCTTCGGTTACAATTTGACCAACCGTTTTCTTATTAGCAAGATTTGAAACGTCAGTCGGAGAAGAAGCAGCACCGGCCGTCATCGACGGCGAAGATGCAGCCGTTAGGCCGCTCGCACCGTTTTGGTACATCAAATCGGGATTTAATCCGGCAGCCTGCAACCGCTTCATTTGGTTTTCGGGCGAATTGTATTCGTTTTCTCTTTGCCATTGCGCTACATTCATTCTATTTTGATAAGCGGCCAACTCTTTATTATACGCTCGATTCAACGCATTTTCTTCTTTTTGTGCAACTATCTGCTTATCAATCATTCTATTTTGCTGAATACCTCCAAAAATGGAGGAGATTCCGGACAAAAGTCCGGAACCAAGACCGTCTAACCAACCATTTTTATTATTATTAGCCATAATTACCCATAAATTTGTTTATCACGCTTCATTGCATTAATCAACTTACTCGAAGTACTTTTCGAAAGTTCCCAAACTTTATTGATATCCGCACCACGTTTATAAATCGGATCTATAAACCAGGGATCTGTATCAAGAGCACTCGAAAATCCTGGAACATCCACGTCATTATACATAGAAGAATTTTGCGTATTCACGGCAACTCCTTTCGCCGTCAAATTCGCAACATCCCGCGGAGTGATCGCAAGGCCATTTTGTACAATTTTCTCATGCGGTTTTGTTTTACTTACTCCGCAATTCACTGTTTGACCACAAGTACAACGCAATTTTCTCAAAGTTTCCATTTTATTATTTTTTTTAATCGGTTAAGAATTTAGTACAGACCGTCACGCGCACACGCGAAACGCGTGCGCGCGCGCGGGCCATTTATCCTCGCTCACGCTCGAATTATATCAAGGTAAGTTTCGACCGCAAGCGGGTTGTTTACGGATCAATCAAGCCGGGGAATTGCTGCACGAGCAATCGGCAAACGTGCATCAATATTGAACACGACTTGACCAAAAATTTTATCCGTCGCTTCTGTTACAGAAAAAACCTGATTTACTTGATTTTCATCTACCAACAAAAACGATTCGTTAAGCGCGGGAGTTTCATTAAAAATTCGATTCACTAAGAAATTACGCATCGTTGTCAAGAATTGACCGTGCGCCGTATCCAACATCGAAACATATTCATACCAGGGACGCTGGTATCCAAACACGTCCGACAAACTCTCACCAGCATTGTAAGCCTGAACGGGACAAATTTCTGCTTTCGTTATCGGCTGAAATCCAAGATAATTGAATTCCGGCTGAAAACTGTCAAGCAAATCACGGTACAAGAAATGTTTCGGAAGAACCTGGGTATAGACAGCACGAGGAACAACAGTCAAAAGACCCATAACAATACTTTCCTCATCACAGAATACAGATATACTATTATCTGTAATACCAGACACAAAAGCATCACCAGCCATAGAACCAAGAGCACCAGCATACGAACCGTCACCATTCATTTCAACCGTTTGAACAATTCGATTCATAGAAACAGGACGGGTTATTCCTCCAATAAATTCCGGCATAAGCAACTCATCATAACGAACATTACAATCAAACCGACCTTCAATGATTTGCTTATAAGAATACCCTTTACGCATATTCAACTCAAGATATTTTTGATAAGCATTCACAATCCGCAAATCCGGAATCGAAATACCAGACGTAGCAGCATCAATCAACGAACGAGAGTTCATGGGATTGAGAACAACCGTAGAGGGAAGCTCTTCATAATCAACCGACTTCATAGAATCCGCATCACCTGAAGCCGTAATATGATAACGGCGGCCATCTTCATCAACAAGGGCAAGCTTCAAAGAAGTAGAAGAAACTCCAGAATCATTCGTTACAGTCTCTGTATAAGTCGTAAGACCTACCAACGGAGCACGACCTTGCTGAGGGCTGGGAACAGCCGTTGTAAACATATCTTTTTCCCAATTCACATAACGGAGCGGGTAAGTAATTGAATCAGCACCTCCAGCATCGTTCGGAATAAAAACGTTGTATTCTTCTTGACCGTTTAAGATATAAGGATTATTGCGAATATCACGATAGTAGGCATTGTAAATACCCTCATATGCTCGAAAAGGATACGCAGACAGCTTAACCTGCTTAAGAGTATTCACAGAGGACGAATCATAATACGGAGATGTTTCACGAGTGATTTCCTCAACATCCGATGAAGGCTTTGCATTTTGAAAAGCCAAATAAAAGGAAAAACCATTATTCGGCGACAATGTCAAATTACCAAAAAAACTACTCAACCACTTATCAGTGGTCAAAACATAAGAATTTGTGCGAACATAAGAAACGCAATAGAAAACTTTTGCAGCGTTTTGAGGCACCGTAACTTCAGTAGGCGAATAACATATATTCTCCGAAGTAAAAAAAGAACCAGGCTTAAATCCAGGAGTACCGGACGGATCGTTCATTTGCGAGGAAGAAAGAACAACAGATGATCCGACAATAGAATTGGAAGAATCCAAAAAGAACAAAGTTAAAGACGGCTTAATGATCGACAAGTAGAAAGGATTATCCGAAGAAAAATCATCACCATTCACCGATGAATAAAAAGAAGCAGGAGACGGATTCAAAAGAACCATATCAACAGAAGAT